CTAAATTTGTTAAGATTTCTATCATTATTAAACCATTCGGTTTCTATAGCTCTTGCTACTTTTAAACCATAGTCATAACTTAGCTTTTCAGCATCACTAACAGCTTGACTAGGAAAATAACTTTTAATGCCAGACTCTGCCATATTTATTGTTTAATTATTTTACTCATATTACCTTTATTTTCGTATTTAGAAATATGTATATTTAGTTTAGATTTTTCTATTTTTGCATTTGGAGCATATAAATGTCTATTATTTGCCATAATGGCTAAACCTGAACTTATTGTTGCATCAAACTTTGTACGTTTATTTATATCAAATCTAGACCAATCATTTAATAAAGCGTTAAAATATAAATCTCCAAACGTCCCATCATGCTTCATTCCTACATGATCTTGAATATACATTTCAATTGCAGCGGCATGAGCTTGTTTTATATCTTCACTTGAATTCGGTATACCCCCAACTTCTTTTTCCGCAACAGATAATTTGTTCCATATTTTATCTGGTCTATTCATACTAAACCCCCTGTACCCTCTTCTTCTTAGATAATAAAGTAACCTAGGTTTGTTGTTCTCTGCTAATATTGGCATTCCATAAAATACTAATGCCATTAAAACATCTTCAAAAAAGATTTCAGCCGTAGGTGGTCTTGATAAGTACTCTAAAAAGAAAGTGTTTGCTGGAGCATCCTCCATGCTAAATCTAGTCAATCCGTGCAGTGCTCCTTTAGAGCCTTGACCATCTACGGTTCCTGATATATCATAAGAGTCACAACCGAACGCTCCCATGTGTTCATTACCAGGATATTTTACACCATTCTTAATAACCACTCTATTTTGTAGTTGTTGAGGTGGAACCCAACTAACTTTAAATCTCCCCTGAGGATCTGGATAAAATATAACTTGAGAATCTTTAATACCGTTTATCCATTGAAAATTACCTGTTGAAATGCCTAATGTTCTAGACATTTCCTCGTTGTAATCTATTTGTTCGTATATTTTTACAAGATTAAATATACTTCCTTTTGCCTCATCTCTAAACGCGTGTTCTGTAGTTTTAGGAAATTGTCTGTAAAACTCGTTTAACGCGTCGTGATCTCCTTTTAGTCCATCAGCTTCATTTTGCCAATGCTCTATTATACCTATATCTATTAATTCGCCATCTGGCCCGAACACATCGATGTCAGGTGTATCAAATACTGGAATTCCATACTCGTCAATAAATCCTTCGTAGTTCCATTCCATTGGGATAAACAAAGAATAGAGACCAGACTTAGTCTGACCATTTCTATTTCTTTTAGTGACATCGGATGCGTTGTATAATTTTTTAAAATTTTCTCCACCTTTATCTAATGCGTTTGAGGTTGATCCCATCATGCATTTACCAATAATTCTACTACCTAATCGTAAACATGTTTTTGTAACCCTCCAGTTATTTAATATATTATCGGGTCTCTCCCATTTACCACTTTCATCGTGAACTAATAGCGCTAGCTTTTCACCATCATAACTATTATCTCCAGTATTCTTCCAATCAATAGTTGTATCTAATCCTTCTAATTCCTCTAGCTTTTCATTAGCTGTAATTTTCTTTCTAGTAAACTTACTAGCAGGAACTCGATAAGCAAGTTCTGTTTTAGGTCGATCCATACCATCTTGAATCGGTTTGAAAAAGAATGGGTAGTTTATACTAATTGGTACAACTTTATCGGTAAACATTTTCTTAGCGTCAGCACCCGTTTTAGAAAGCACTCCATATCTACTATCACTTGCTAAAGTAGCTAAGTTAACTGTTTCTGCAGATGACATGAAGGAAAAACCTGAACGCCTGTTCTTTAGGTAACACATTCCATAACATCTCTTATCTGCCTTACATGCCTCCCAAAATATATAAAATAACCTGTTTGCCTCCCTAAAATCTGGAGCACCAACATCAATTTTGCTCCATTGTAGATACATGTAATGTGTACCTGTTATGTATGTTGCTTTACCTTTATTGTTAAACCAAAACCCCTCGTCTCTTCTTTTGAACTCTTCATCTATAAAATCATACCACTGTTCTTTGTTTTCGTCAGGATAACTTCTCCAATCAAATATATTTTTTAATTTACTTAATTCTTTTGGAGGATCAATCCTTACCCATTTCCGTTTCTCGTGCACGTGCACCCCTCGCACTGGTTCCAACGGCAAGCCAATTCGCAAACCTTGGATTTCATAGATTTCTCCAATTTTGCCAGTTTTTGAGATAATGACAATATCATGTTCTTTATTGTATCCATATTTCCATTTTTTACCTCTATTCATACGAGTTATAGTCGTACGTTTAATAGGTTCGATTATTTTAAATAATGTTTGCTCGTAACTCATTTCGATCTTCCTTCTGCGAATCCTTTAAATACTCTCTCTTTTTTTTCTTCAAGATCTTTGCCCTCAAGTAAATTTTCTTCTTCTTGTATTCTGGTGAGTATTTCAAATGCGTCAAATATAGCTAGTTTTTTAGTAGCCGCAGCGTTCTTCAATCTGTCTGCTGATATATCATCGTCTGAATCTACAATCGGTTCTTTAGCGACTTTAATCAGTTCATCAACTGCTCTTTGCCCAGCTTGGATTATATTCTTCTTCGTCTCCTTGATATTCATATTTGATAGTTATAAAATTAGATAAAATTCTGTATAATCGCTCTCCATCAATTACAAACTCACACTCCGTTTTTGGTTTGTAACCTACTAAATCACCTTCTTTAATAGTACCATCCGAATACTTAACAATACCCTGTAAAGGTTTTTCAGATTCAATATTAAATTGATCTACAGCTTTTAAAGGTTTTATAAAACAATATCCTTTTGGAGAATTCCACTTATTGTGTCTCTTATATAGAAATATTTGGTCTTGCGTTATAAAATATGTAGATTCGTTAAAGTAACTTCTACTATTTTTTTCTTCACCTTTAACGTTGTGCCATCTACGAAAAACATTAAAATGTGTTATTATATCATCTCCAGGTTTAATATCTGTATCACCAATTATTGGGGTGGATATAACTTTAGCTAATCTGTTTACATATTGATGATTGTAAATCTCTGTATTTAATATAAGATCTCCGCCTTCAACTTTTTTAGTATTGTTATATCTTTTTCCAATTGGTGTTACAACAAAGTTGTAAACACTTTTCATTAGTATTCTAAGTTATACTCAACAGATACTGCCATGTTTTTATTAAAATCTTTCCAAGGTAGTACATCTTTGTTTTTTTTAATATAAACAGAAAACTTATCGTCTTCCTCTATTATATCACAAATTTTATGTCCACCATAGACTTCTTGGCCAACAGCATAATGCATTGCATCGTTCTTATAATCTTTACCTATACTAATCTTTCTTATTAGTTTCGCCATTTTCTGGGGGGTAATTTATAGTACCGTCTTCAATGTTTACATCAAAGGTACCGTACTCGTTTTGAAACTCACTTTGTAATTTACCTAACTCATCTCTTAATCCAGCGATACCATGCAGTAACTCATGTTTTCTAGATTCCATGTGACCAATTTCCATTTGTGATCTATTGAGGTTGTTTACAGCTTCTTGAACTTTTTTTAATTGTTCTTCAGTGATTTTCTCTGGTTTTGGAGTTAAGTCAATAACCTTCTCCGCTTTCGGTGTTTTTCTTTTTGCCATTTTATTTAATTTAAGTTAATTTAATTTGTTTAATATTCGAAATGCAATCTAAATGTTATTGGGGCTTGATTGTACACAATGTCGTCATCTACTACAGCTGTTGTAAATGCGCTTTCAAGTGTTATTTGAGTAGCCGAATCAATACTTTTAATAATACCCATATCTTTAGATACTGCTGTGTCAGCTGTTGTTGTAACTCCTATTGTATCACCTACAGCTAAAGATAATGTAGCGTCAACTCCGTCGACAGTCATTACTGGTCCAGTTAGATCACCTGCGTTAATAAGGATGCCAGATCTAAAATCAAATGCTCCCTCAGCTATAGCTGCCATATAATATCTATCATAACCTTTTGTTGTTACTTGAGGTCCAGAATTGCTAAAAAACATACTGCAGTTCGCTTCACGACACTGTGTATACGCGGTACTATCTAAATGTACCTCGTGAGCTTCCCAACTACCATTAGCAATAAAACCCATCATGTTGTTTGAAAGATTAACGGCGGATCCTAGTGCCGCTGAATTTACTGTGCCTATACTGCTTGGAGCAGTGCCATCTTGATTTGCTTTAGCAAGTAGTAAATCTAAATCAAACTCGTTTACTGTTGCCCCAGCGTCGCCTTTAGGTCTTATTTCTTGATCTATATGTAATAATCTACATGTTCCTTTTGGTACATCAAAAGCGTACCAGTCAAATAAAAGATCGTTTTGTGCAAACGCAGCGTGTTGTCCCGCTGCAACGTTTGGTATTGTTGGTTTTACTTCTACTGTAAAATATCCCATAATTTTATTTTTTTACTTTTTCAAGTGATCGTCCACCGAAATAGGCACCGATCACGGTTATTAATACTAATTGAAGTAAATCCACCCAAGATGATTTTACTTCGAAATTTAATGCACCTGCATCTATAAATATTAATAGCATGGTGCATACTATTAAAAATATTAAAACTAATGGTCTTACGTTCTTACTTAACCACGAGTCTGATTTCAAATCTGCTTCCCATCTACTAGTGATATTTTTCTCCATCTCTACTTGATAGTTAGCCATTAATTCTTTTATTTTTCTCTCTGCTTCGAGTTTTTCTTCTTTGGATGTATGTAAGTTATCTATTACTCCTCCAACGCCTTTTACTAACTCAGCAGCTCCTCCAGAAAATATTTTACTTAGCATTACCTTTTACTTTTTCAAATGAACTAATTCCAAAACATCCTAATGTTACCCATACAAATGAATTGTAAACTACTTCGTTTATAATTAAATCTTTATCTGCTACTAAACTGGTTAATAAATCAGCTACTGCAAATAGTACCATAACTATAAATGATGCAAAGCCAATTATATTCTTTTCGTTAATTTCGTTTTTATCTTTAAATAAACTCCACATATTAATGATTTTTTCCGTGATTAGCTTCGTGTTCCCATGGGAATTTACCGTGACCAGCCTCTTTCCATCTTCCATCTACTTTAATCATATCTTTATCGTTTCTAGTTTCTCTAGCAAATTCCTCTCCATTATATTTGATATAATCATCGCCATACTCTAATTTACCAATCTTCATATCAGTAGCGTGTCGCATTTCATGACTAATTACTTGCCTTTCCTCAAAACTATTAGGAACTATATTTTCGTTAATATAAATAGATCCATCCATGTTAGCCTCTCCCATTATACCTTCTTCCAATGGTTTTCTAATAACAGGTGTTCCCGGTACAGATGCATCTGGATCTCCAGATTCACGATGAAATCTAAGTTTAGTTTTAATTTCACCACTTACAGCATAATTACCTCTTTCTGTTCCTAGTTTAAATCCCATTATCTATCTTTATCTTTAATCATATCATCTATAGCTTTATTATAAACTTTATCTGTATACGATTTGTTATTAAAAAATACACTTCTTTCTGATGTTGGTAAATCTTCTTCTCCTAATAGTATTCTATATATCCTACTTATCATTTGAGAGCATTTAAAAGAAGTTTTAAATACAGAGTACATAATAGTAGTTCTATTTCTGTGTCTCCAAGTTTCTATCCAACCTTCTCTTTTTAATCTCTCCCATCTTGCTTTATCCCACGAATATGTATAAACCCCGTTGATAAAATCGTTTCGTGTAAATCTTCCTTTACAA